CCATGAAGTTTATAGGTCCACCATTTACTTTTGGTCTGCAAGAACTGTCAAAGAACATAACTATCATGAGTCCCTTTTCTGCAATAGCAGTTGAGGATGCTGTGTTCTGGATGGGCGTGGATACTTTCTACGTTTATTCTGGTGGTCAAACAATACAACTACCATGCACTGTTAAAGATAAAGTATTTCTAGATTTTAACTTTGAAGAGCGTGATAAAGTACATGTAGGACTCAATTCTGAGTTTAGTGAGATATTGTGGTTTTACCCATCGTCTGAAGGTACACAAATAGATAAATATGTTGCATATAACTATTTAGAAAAAGTTTGGTATTATGGAACATTAGCAAGAGATGCATGGCTAGATAGAGGTATTAGGAATCTACCACAAGCCACTGGCAATCAATATCTTTATAATCATGAGGTAGGGTTTGATGATGATGGATCTGCTATGACATCATTTATTGAATCATCGGCCATTGATATTGGAGATGGTGATAAATTTTTATCTATAAAACAAGTCATACCAGATATTACGTTTAACGGATCTACAAGTGTTAATCCAGATGTATCATTTACTATGAAATCAAGAAATAATCCTGGTGCCGATTTTAATGAAACAACTCAAAATACAACACAAAGGTCTGCAACTAGTCCAGTAGAGCAGTTTACAGAAAAGTTAAATTATCGTTTACGAGGTAGATCTTTTGCTTTAAGAATAGATTCCACATCACTAGGAACAAAATATAAACTAGGCACACCTAGAGTTGATATACGAGAGGATGGTAGACGCTAATGCTTATAACCAGTATTCCTCAGTATATTCAAGGTGTTACAAACGCAAAGTTAGATCTTACCACAACCAATCTTACAACTTTGTTTACAGTTCCTAGTGATGCCGATTTTAATGCAGCAATAGTGAATTCTATTCTAGTAGCAGAAGATAGCGGTAACGCTGATACAATCACAGTACAACTTGTTAGTGGTAGTGATACATTTGTTTTGTTTAATGTCAAAGCAGTAGGAGCTAATACTACAATCGAATTGTTAACAAAAGATTTAATATTGCAAAGTGGTGAAGTGCTGAAGGTTCAAGCTGCGACAGCAGATAGACTGCATGTCGTTGCAAGTATTCAAGAGTTATCGAAAACAAGGGTGACAACGAGTGCGATATCTCGAATATAAATAGACGATTATTATTTTTTTTGATAGAGTTGTGACATGATGGAATCTGGTATAAGTAGTTTATTAAATTTTAACGATCCAAATACTGGTATAAGTTATAGTTCTATTGAAGAACTAGAAGATGCAATCATGGCCAAAAAAAATCCGCCAACTAATAGTGGTGGTATTCGTGCACTAATGGAAGGTGGATCTCCAGAGTTTGGTGGTATATTAAAGGGCCCTGGAACTGGGACCTCGGACAGTATACCAGGGATGATTTATCAAGATGGTAAACCAGTGCAACGTGCAGCCTTATCTAATAATGAGTTTGTATTTACAGAAAAGGCTGTAAAGGGTGCAGGTAATGGAAACATAGACAAAGGCATAGCAACTATGTATGATTTAATGGACAAGTTTGAAGGAATGGCATAATGGCAGTTTCAACAGTTGAACAAAAAACAGTCTTACCAGATTATCAAAGAGATTTCTTAGAAAAACTTTTGACAGACGTTAGAGATACTGCAACGCAACCCGTTGAGTTTCCAGAGATACAAATAGCAGGACTAACCCCTATACAAAAAGATGCCATAGAACGTGGGGTAGCAGGTATTGGTGCGTTTCAACCAATGCTACAAAGTGGTGCCGATGTTGTTGGTATGGGTGTATCTGCATTACAACCAGGATCACAACAAGCTTTTATGAATCCATTTATAGAAAATGTTATAGATCAAAACCTTGCAGATATCACAAGACAAGGTGACATTGCAAGACAACAAATTGGTAGTCGAGCAGTGCAACAAGGTGCCTTTGGTGGTTCAAGACAAGCAGTCGCTGAACAAGAATTACAAAGAAACTTAGCTGATACATTTGCAAGACAATCTGCTGGTCTTCGTGCACAAGCATTTGAATCTGCACAAGACAGAGCACAAAAAGCATCAGAATTGTTTACGAAGGCTGGTATTGCAACTGCTGGTTTAGGCGAGGCGCAACAAGCAGCAAATTTAAGAGACATACAGTTATTGTCATCATTAGGTGGACAAGAGCAAGCACAACAACAAAGTGAATTAGATGCTTTACGAGCTACATCCACACAAAGACAGTTTGAGCCATATCAAAGATTATCTTTTATGTCAGATATATTTAGAGGTGTGCCATCTACTGCTACTACATTATCTACAACCACGACCCCCGATCCAAGT